CTTTTCGTTTTTTTTGCACTAAAATAAGCCGTTCCACTTCCAAGAAAAGGGTCGAAGACTAAATCATTTTCTTTACTGCTATTATTTATAAAGTGTTCAAATAGTTGTATTGGCTTTTCGCTTGGGTGTTTTTTGTTCCCCTTTATCCCTTTTATGCTTATCAATGATTTGCTTCCCATGTTGTTAATCTTTTTCGCTCTACCCTTTCTAAACAAAACAACAAATTCAATATTTTGCATATAATACCCTAATGGAGTGTGCATACCTTTATCCCATACTAAAATATTAAGAACTTTAAAACCTACCTTTTCACCATCTTCAATAATTTGTTTTAAGTTCTTTTGGTTAGTCATACAATAAAAATGGGTGTCTTTTTTCATTACTCTAAACAATTCATCCATCCATCTGTAAAAAGGTGGTATTTCAAAAAACTGCTCTCTACTTTTCTCTTTTTGTTCAAAAGTATTAAAACCTATTTTTAAACTTCCCCCACTTCCCCCACTTGTTAATTTATATGGTGGATCTGTAACACATAAATCAATAGTTTCATCTTTTAACTCTCTCATGTAATCTATACAACTTCCTAAATATATTCCTTCAATCATTTTTATATTTTTAATTCATTAATAAAACGGTGGCTAACAACGTATAAAGTGCATTGAAACGCACCTTATACAATGCGTTAGCATTAATTACAGAAACAGTCTGTAAATATCATTCTTACTTATGTTTGGACTACTTTGGTGGTTTTTAAAGTTTTTCCAATCGTGGTTTAAAATAGTATTTTTAACATATTCTAAATTATTTTTATCAAAAACGACTACTTTGTACTCATCTCCATATCTTTTACCATTTTCAAATATTTCTTTTCCAACACTACCCCTTTTACAAAATATAAAATCTGCTTTAGTATTCTCAAAATTATCTCTATTAGTTCTATGTAAACTAAATAAATCACTTTTTAAATTTAGTTTTTTATTTAACCCTTTTTGTGGTCGCTCATAAACATTAAAGCAACATTTAACATTTATTCCACTATACTCTAAAATCCCTAGATCGTGGCTACTTATTAAATCAAATTCGTAAAAACTATCAACATTGTTTAATTGGCTTATTGGTAATATAAAACCAATATAATCACAACTTTTTATGCTTTTTTTAAAGAATTTCAAAGCAAGGTTATTCCTGTTGCCAAAAGGAGGATTTCCAATTATTGCCCTACCTTGTTTATAAGGTAATTCAAGTTTTAAAAAATCTTGCTCAATAATGCTTTCGTGTTCGGGTTCAATATCGTAGGCTATACAGTTTAATTCTAAACTAAAAGCACCATTTCCAGCACTTGGCTCAATTATTTCTGTTACATCTTCAACATCTACCATATTATTAAATATACCTAAACATCTATCAACAGTTTCTTTTGGCGTGTAAAACTTATCTAACTCTATATTCTTACTCATATTTATCCATTTTATTTATTATTAAAAACTAATGCTAACAACGTATAAAGTGCATTAAAACGCACCTTATACAATTCGTTAGGCTTAATTACCTAATCGTTATTATAATGCTTTAAATAAGGCATTTCTTTTTTTGTGCATCTTTTAACCCAACTTTTATCTAAAAATTTAATGTATCTAAATTGCCTTAGTTCCTCTTTTATAGCCTTTTCTTTAAAACCTCGTCTTTCAAGCTCAGCCTTTTTTGACCTATTGTTATTAGTTATTAAACTGTTGTGGTATGTTTCCCCCTCAAAAGTCCAAAAAGTGCTTGTATGTTCACCGTAAAACCTAAAAGAACAGGCTTGGTAAACAATTCCTAAACCGCCACAACGCTCATCAGCAAAGCTTTGAATCCATTTCACTGTTTTATACTTGCCTTTAATGTATTTTATACTGTAACTTATTGCTTTGCTTTCGGTATTCTTTTCGGCTTTATCATCAAACCACATTCTATTAAGTTCTTTGTATTGGTTTAATTCAGTTCCAGTAACTAAAGAGCCACCGCTTTGAGGGTTCATTGCATAACCAAACTGTAAACAACCTAATAACTCGCCATTAATATAACACCCTAAATGTATATGAGTTGTTGCGTCATTACAAACTTTATGCGAATAATGGTTTTTAATTATTATATCCTTGCTTATTTGTTTAGGTATTTCNNTNACATAAAATTCATCAGTTCCATAACCAATTATGTCTTTGTGTCCAAACATTGGTATTTGGTCGCTGTAAATATATCCTTTCATTCTATTTTCGTTTAAATTAAAACTAAGCCTAACACTACCTATGATGTAATGGCAAAAAAGCCACGCCACATAGCCAAACCGTTATTTTACTAAGTATTGATTTGTCACACTCCTGTTAAATTCTCTAACTACTTTTGTAATCTCATCTACTATTCCAATCTCTCCATTTTTAGCTAACTCATCCTCTAAAGGTACTGCTATTCTTTCCAGCTCCTGGACAAACTTATTACCATAATGCTTTAACTGTTTTGAGTATAACTTAGTTTCTTTTAAGTCCTCAATATCCTCTAACAATGCAATAGAGTTAGCTAGGAATCTCAACGCTGTAAATCTGTAGTAATCTTTATGTTTCTTCATTTTGTTCTTTTGTTTTTAACCATTCATCTAAACACCCGTCACAATGTATAGCATTATCCTTAACCTCTTTACCACACACCACACAAGTATCATTAGGGAATAAGCTAAGGTGTATTGTTTGCTTAGGCATATTGTAAATCTAATACTTTAACTGTTGGTTTTCTAATTTCAATTCATAAACCTTATCTCTAAGCTCTTCATTTTGCTGTTTTAATCTACCTGAGTAGTCTTTTAAAGCTTCAGCCTCTGCATAAATACAATCTACAAAGTACTCTAAACTGGCTACACTCTCACAGCCTCCTTTAGTCAGCTTTGCTAATGGATTATCTATCATACCTTTCTCGCTAAATTGATGGTATAATCTTCTTAAAGCTATATCGTACGTTTTAAGCGACTGTTTTACCTCGTGTTTAATTCTACCATGTAAAACGGTTTTCATTTCATTACACGTCAGATAAATAGGTAATACACGTAAATCTTGTTTGTTAGTTATCATAGTTTTTATTTAAAAAGGTAAATTATCAGCTTCATTACTTCCATAAGTCATNTTACTCATTCTCTCATGCTGTTTAGTTTTATGACCTACTTGCTCCGTTAACACATCCATCTCAGTCTGCCCTACACCGCTATAAGTTTTCTCTAATGGATTAACATTNTTAATGTAGTANTTACANTGNTTATCCCATCTTAACTCTATTGGCTCTTCTCTAGGTGTTACTCCTCCTCCTGTAATNGTTTCTTTTACTTTTCTAACGTGTAACTCTCCTATGTTCCATTTTTCACTGTGTTGAGTCATTCTATGAATAGTCCAAAAATCATCAGCTCTATTAGCAAACTTTTGACCTCCCTCAGTATCTGCTTTCTCAGGTGGTTTAAGATGCCCNTCTAGGTCATGGTCTTTAGGAAAAACATTTCTAGCAGCNTGAGTAACTAAGTGAGCATTAACAAAAACATTAGTATTAGTTTGACTAGCGAATAATCTAAGGTTAGCACAGATGTCATAATCTTCTTGGTGTTTATTTCCTGTTTCAGTCATTAAGGAATTAAAAGGATCTACCAGTAACCCATCACTATTAGACTTTTGAGCTATCTCTAAAATTTGATTAGCTGAGTATCTTTTATTATTTGGTATGAATTTAAAACAGTCTGTAATTTCGTTTAGAGTTGTTTGGAATCCTTTATCATCATTCTTAAAATGCTCGTCTAATCTTTTACCAGTCCAAAAGTTAAATATTTTAAATAATTGGCTTCTAACTGTATTCTCTGATGAATAAACTACGTGTTTTTTATTATGGATTTTAGACATACAAACAAAGTACCACAGTAAAACATCTGTCTTTCCTACATTATCATGACCGTTTACCATGTTAAACTGTCCTTGTTTCCATTGTACATGAGAATCAAACTTAACAGAACCTATGCCTAATCCTTGAGGTACATTTCCTAATCTAACCTCATCAAGTCCCTCAAACTCATCAAAAGGTTTTATAAATAAATTTTTATCTATCATTAGTTTTTAGGTTTTTGTAACCAAGGCGCTGGTGTAGATGATTTAATAACTACCTCTTTGGGTTTGTGTTTAGAGTTACACCAGTTCCAAAACCAAGTTATAATATTATTGTAAGGTTTATTTTTAAACTCGTCTGAATCCTTTCTAATCTCTAAGAACCTTTTAAGGTGGTTTGTAAGTTCTTCTTTAGAAGTTTTATAAAGTCTAATATTATTATCGTAATTAGTTTCTTTAAATCTATTAATAATTTTATTTACTTTATTATCAATCTTATCTAAACTCATTTCAAAAACAATCTCTTTATTATTTTTTTCATTCTCTTCATTATTATCATTATTGTTAGTGGTTAACTGTTGGTTAGCTGTTGGTTGGTTGTTGGTTAACTGTTGGTTAGATTGCTGGTTAGATTGATGGTTATCTACTTGGTTATCCCCTTGGTAGTTTTTATACTTAACTATCTGTAAAACAGTACCTTTCTTACTTTTTTTAGTGGTTATTTCCTTGGTTAACTCTAAACGCTCTAATGACGTTCTGATTTTTTGAACTGATAAACCAGTTTCTTTAGAAAGCAAATCTCTTGATGTTAAGAATGATCCAGCCTTAACTATTTGACCTCTATAATTATTATCTTTATGGTTAGCTTTTAGTAGGCAGTGCATAAACAATCTAAACGTATCAGGCTCATCATACCACTCCCACTCCAATAGCTGTCTGTGTAACTTAATCCATCCATTCATTACTTATTCTCTTGATTGTTTACAAACTGAGTTAACTCTTTAATTAAAATAGCAGCTTCTTTTTTGCATAAACTTGCCCCTCCCGTAGTTATTGATATTCCAAATTCACCAGGCATCTCACACCAAGATAACTTTTTTTCTAAATCACTTTCTAAATAAATACTTTTTTGAATAATACTCATAGCTTTAAAATTTTAAATGTTTAATGCAAAAAAAATCACTTTTCCTTTTTTATTAGAAAAACAGAACCAATTTTTTGGTATTTTATAGAGTTTTTTGCGATCCTCTGATAAACTGCTTGTACTGAAATATTCTCACTTTTAGCGTAATCTTTAACGCTTACAAAATCTTTCATAATCAAATATACTTTAAAATTTTTAATTAACAGCTATTATTCCTCTTCTATTCTAAAATAAAATATATTCTCTAGTTTTTCTTTCAGCTGGTTAAACTCTAATACTGTTACCTCATCATTTATATCTAAATAACCTTTTACTTTTCTCTTGTAGTGTATTAAAGTGGTACGATCCTTTTTTAATAGCCTACTAGCATCCTCCTGGATAGCTCCATATACCTCAGTAGCAAAATAACTATACATAGCACGAGCATTTATTAAAGGTTGCTTTCTTGAGTCGCTTACAACCTCTTTAATATCTACCTTGTAATAATCACAAACTAATCTGAGAAGCTTTTCTAAAGTAAAAGAGCTGGTATCTTCATAATCTCCTAACATCTCCTCAACCATTGGAAANCTTAACCCCTTTACACCCATTCTAAAGGCTATTAANAAATCTTTTTTAGTGTACATCCTCAACCTCTTTTAACTGTTCTACATTGTACCATCTTAAAGCCTTATCATAAATTGTTATAATATCATTTATAAGCTGCTTTGTTTCAATATCTCCAATCTCTAAAAGGTTTTTAATTTTATTTTTATTATGGATTACTGTAGCATGATGTTTTTTAATACTACGAGCTATTTTAGTAAGTGGTAAGCTAGTCATTAAACAAGCTAAGTATAAATATGAGCTTCTTGCAGTAGAAACTTTTAACACTCTATTTTCTTTAGACATTTCATCAATACTAACACCAGTGTAAATAGCTACAGCATCACCTAACATCTTTAACTTATCCTCATTAAATGGAATGTTCTTATCACTTCTCAGGGTAGCTATGGACTCTCTTAATGAAAGTCCTTTTAAAGCTAGTGAGTGAATCTTGTATAAATCGGTTTCGTTATATTTCATTTTAATAGATTTAATTGGTTTTCTAATTCATTATAGCAATCCTTTAATATTCTTTGCATAGTCATTGATGCGGTTTTAACCTCACCACTTACAGCATCTTCAATGTTTAAAGTACCTCCGTACTCTCCTAAGTTTTGTGCAAATATCATTAAATGAGTTTCAATCTTTTCTATTTCCTGTTGCTTAGTCATAATTTTATTTATTTACAAGTTTACAAACCTCAGTCATTACATTCATTTGGTTTAATCTAATCTGAGCCTCTTTAGTCCAGTAAGCTATACTTTCATCACTTACAGANGTATCTCTATTTTCTNNAGCTTCATGGAATAAGTCTTGATACTTTTTAGTTAAGTCTAATACCCCTATTAGTAATTTTGTTTGATCGTTCATAATTTTAGTTATTTAAATAGTCCTCAATAATTTCGTTTACTAATTCTAGTTTAGCATCATACCTAACTTTTTGAGTTAAAAAAAAGTCTTTAGTGGATGGATAACGTTTGTCGTTAATGTGGTTAACAGTATCTTCTATGATACTTTCTAAAGCGTTTTTTTTCGCTATTAATGTAATTTGAAATATTGTTTGCTTGTTCATCTTGTTTAGTTTTAATTGTTGTTTTAATCTAAGCTTCCTAATTCACCGTTAAATAATTGTTTTCCTAATTTTTCACTTGCTTTGGTTTCAATCATTATGTAATATCCATCAGTAGCAGCGAACCTATCACCACAATAAGATTTTAGACTGAAATCCACTACTTCGTAATCACTATAAAACTTATCAGATATAGCTTTATTAATTACTATTCTAGTTTGTTCTACTAAATCTTTACTCATATCTAAATCATCAGACGGAGCTTGGAACGAGCATAAATTTCTTTGAACTTTTAACCCTTTAATAGTTGGCGGTAAAGAAGCTACTGCTTCTAATAATCCCTCTAATGTTTTAAATGTTGACATCATGTTTAAATTGTTTTAAATTGTTAATTTGTTTGTTGATAAATCAAATATAGTAATAAGTTTTTAATATTTACCTATTCAAAAATAAAAAAAGGGTAAAAAAATTAATTTCAACCCTTATTTAAAATCATTCTAAATAGTGTTATAATGGTATTATACTAAATTCTACTCTAGGTTTTTCTTTATCTAAATGTTTAAAGGCATTGATCTGTAAGCATTTATTATCATTCTTAATAGCTTTAGCTTTCTGTAAGCAATCCAGGACCACCTTTAAACTATTATCTAAATCAGGTCGCCTAGAATCATAAAACACATCAATAACAAATTTAAAGTTACCATCTATTATTTCGTAATCGTATTGTAGCATCTGAGATAAAAAACTCTTTTCGTATGCGTAAAGATTCTTCTGTTTAGCCATTCCGCATCTATTACCTAGTCTAATAACTTTGTAGGAGTTACTTTTA